GAAAAGGAAGAAGTTGATGGATAAAATGCCTCACGCTCCGATAGCAGGGGCTAACTATCTGACCAACACAAAGAACTACCCTTGGCACAGGCCACCAGACATCGTTGATTATGATGAAGGCGTTGATTACATCCTGACTAAGCTGAAAGAGCCAGAGCAACAAGAGATGATCTTTGCTCTTATGGAGATCGATACTCATGTCAGTACAATTGTTAGCTCACTAATTCTACAATCCATATCAAAGGGCAAGTTTGCAACCGACTTAGGGGTTCTGATGGCAGGGCCGATAGCCCGTTACATCTCCATTATAGCTGATGCCGAAGACATTAAGTACAATATGGGTACATCTGACGATGGCAGGGCTAAGATTACCCCGACAGCACTTAAAGTGGCTATGGGCCTGCTGGATGAGGGTGATGAACCCCCTGCCCCTAAACCTATGCCACAGGAGCCTGACATCCCAGAAGGTGGGCTGATGGGTAAGCCTACTACAGATGAAATGATGACTGCATCCGACCAAGAGCAAGCTGCGATGCTGGGTATGACACAAGAAGAAGAAGAGGAGCAGCCCAATGGGATGGCGTGATGTACAGGCTGGGGTAGCTTCAGGAGCAATCAGCTACGCACCAGATGAGTTTAAAGAAGGCTTTGCCAAAATGGGAAAGAACATTGTGAAGCGTATGAACGCTCACACTGATGCAAAAATACAGGCTAAGTTGGATGCGGAAGCGGAAGCAGCGGCAGAACGTAAGGAGCTTCTAAAGGCGCAGAAGGCAGCAGATAGATTAGACCAAGAAATGAAGGATCGTACCAGAACCCTTATAAAAAGTATGGGCCATGATCCTAGTGATCAGAAATTATTTGGTCTGGTATACGAAAAAGCAAAAGCCTTTGGGGACTATAATCCTCTCTATGAGTGGTACACTGATAATATAAATAACTTTAAATTTACACCAACCAGCCAAGCCCAAGCGGTGGTTGATCAAACCTCTGATATGCTATCAGGTAGTACTGGAAGGGATTCAGCAGCCTTTAATGATTTATCTTTTTCTGAAAGTAGCAATATCCCCACTAGGTATCTTGTAGATGACGAAGGTAGAGCTTTTGGTGGTAAGTGGCAGTTTGGAAAACGCCGCTTGATTGACTACAACCGTGAACATAACACAAACCACACACCTAAAAGCGTTTCTGCAATGTCTGAAGAAGAGCAAGACAAACTTGCGGATTGGCATTTTGCAGACATACGGAAATTTATAAAAGACGAAGGCTTAGATAAATACATAGGCAAACAAATTAAAGGCGTTACTTTAAGTGAACGCTCTTTAATGGCAGTGGCACACTTGGGGGGTAAAACGGGTCTAAGAAAATTTTTAGAAACAGACGGGCAGTATAATGAAGATGATCAATTTGGTACAACTCTGCTAAAATACGCAAAGGATTTTTCTGGAGAAGCCCCTACCCCCGACGGCGGATTTGAAGGTATGGAAATATCGGGTCCAAAAGAGTTTTGGCAAGACCCTGAGAAGTTGGCAAGTAAATCTCTAGGTGAACTTACAGCAATGCTTCGATCTAATGCCTATGAAGAGAGTAGCGAAGCATACGACACCATCGAAACTATGAGGGCTATTAAGCAAGCCCAAGATAACGAAGCTGCTATGAAAACTCTTTGGGGTAAAAGCTCTAGAGACCTAGAACAGTTTAAAGTTATCTACGCTAAAAAATTAAATGACGAATTAAATGCAACTATAGACGAAGCAATCATAATCGCTAAGGAAGCAGAAGCTAACGGCACAAAAAGCGCCAGCGCAAAACAGATTGCATTGGATGCCTTTATGGACCGTAAGGAAGTTTCTAAGATGGAACCTCTTGAGAGAGAGGTTGCTATGGGGGAATTTGAGCGCCTGTGGTCACAGTCCCTTGAAAAGAATAAGGACGTAAAAGAAACCTACACTAAGGCAGATTATACTGCTGATACCATTAGATACACTGGTATGCTTTCAAGTACAGTTGCGGAAGAGGTTGCAGCCGCTGAAGATTGGTTTGCTGTAGAGAAACCTATTATCGAAAAGACATTCACGCAAATTGCTAACCTCGACATGAAAGCCAAGCAACAAGCGTTTATGGATGCAGGTATTGATGAGAACTTTGCTCTGGCATTGGCTACTGGTAATATAAATATTACAAACGATGGCTTTGGTCGCCCTGTGATTGTGAATAAGCTTACACAGGAACCTCTGTCCATAGGTGGCGTTGGGGCTGGTAGTGGGACAACACCCCCACCAGAAGCACCACAACAAATTAGAGACCTGACCCCTGAAGAGCAGAAGGTTATTCAAGAGGCCAGACAAGAAATGGAAGAAACTGGCTTTACTGGAAGGCTTGAAGACTTGGCTGATGTTGAGGCGGCATTTGGCGCTGAAGGGTTTATTGGTAAAATTGTAAATACTGTATCAGATGTTTTTGGTGGAACACTTATGCCCGATAGTTCAGAGGCAACCAGTTCTCTTAACTCGCTCAATAAAATTACTAAATTTAATATTATTTCAGCGTTTGCAGGGCTAAGAGACAGTGTGTCTCTAAAGCAAGAGATTGAAGATATTCTACCTAAAGCTGGTAAATTTTGGTACGGGGATGCAAAAGCCTTAGAAGACATAAAAAGTATAAGGGCTTTGTTAGGCGAAGCTACAATCCAACAAAGAGAAAACGCTTCAGGTCAAGGTATAAAAACATCCTCACAGAGCGATGCACGGGTAGCTCTTAATACCCTAGAGCGGCTGAACGAAATATACGACACTTTAATTCAATCTATAGAAAGTGGTGGCGTAAGCATCAGTGATATTGATCAGGACGTATTTAAGACAGAGGCTGTTAGTAATTCTCAAACAAGTACAACAACAGACCGACCGCCCAAGCCTGTATCTAAAGATGGGTTGCCTGTTGCATCTAGTAGAGAAGAGCGAGATGCACTTCCAAGAGGCTGGTATGTAGTAGAGCAAACAGGCGAAATTTTATTTAGGAAATAGAGATGGCTGATAATTGGTGGGAAGAAGACACTTTAGGTGACAGCACTGAAGCCAGTTCCGATAACTGGTGGGAAGAAGATGCTGAAGAAGCACCTCAAACTTCTGGAGAGCTAGACCTTGATAAGCTACAGGCGAGGCGAGATGCTGGGGAAGCTGATGACAACATTTTGAAGTCTATTGTTGAACAGGCTGGTCCTAATTTGAAAATGGATGGTCAGCCGTTTGCTATTAATGATCAGTACAGTTCTACGGCTCTACTAGACTTCATTTTATCAGGTAACGTAGTAGATAACAGCATCGACAGTAGGGCTAAAGCATTAGTTAAGGGTGTAGGTACAGGGTCTACAGATTTACTAGGTCTACCCGTGGACCTTGCCAACACTGCACTACAGTCTGGTGAAGGGTTATTTCGTAGGGGTATAAACGCACTAGGCGGCGATGTCAGTACTGATCCAGAGGATTATATGCTATCAAGCACCAATCCTATAGGTGGCGGTACAAACATCCGAAATACCCTAGAGGCTGGACTTGAGACCACTGGTTTAGTTGAGGAAGATAGTAACACCTACGTAGACAGTCGTGAGGAAATACCCTCAGACTTCCGCTCGTACTTTCAGGTTGGTAGAATAGCCACAGAGAGCGCAGTACCAGCACTATCTGTATTAAAGGCGGCTAAAGTTGGTGTAGGTCTTTCTAACCCAATAATTAAAGAAGCTGCTGATAACCCTGCTCTCTTTAAGAAAGTAGAGGCTGCTGCTACTTCGGCCTCTGGTGGCTTGGCGGCACTCACAGAGGCAGCTAATCTAGGGGATAACCCTTGGGTGCTAATGGGGGCAGAGTTCTTAGGCGCAATTTTGGGCGGTAGTACGGCGGCTGGTACAAGTTTCGTTAACAAAGGCACTTCAGCAGTAGGTAAGTCACTAGAAACTGTACTAGCAGGTTTAAGTAAGACTGCCGCTAACAAGGGTGCAGTAAATGATATCCTTCTTGCAGCTAAAGACCGAAGAGAATACCTGATTGAACGGGCTAACGTAGCATTAAAAGCAGACGATACGGCGCGATACGACCAGCTAATGGAAGAAGCCGATGCTCATACGCCTGAACGAATTATACAAGACTTAGAGACCGCGTTAGCAGCAGCAGATGATAGTCCTGTCGCTGGGGTATATCTTCCAGCAGGTACTCTAACGGACAACCCAACACTACAGTCTATACAGAATGCTCTCTCTGCTGGGGCTAGTGATTTCTCCGTATCTGTAAATGACCAACTTAACGCAGCCCTAAGTCAGATACTTGCCACTTCAGAGGCATTGGCTAGGGGTGGAAACAAGGCAGCGGCTGACACTCTTAAACAAAGATACTTCCAGAACCTACTGGGTCAACGGATACTGAATACGCAGCTAGAAGCCTCTCGTAGATTGGATGACCTTGGTCCTAATATAACTCAGCAAGAGGCATCTGCCGTTAGCCAGCGTACTCTGTTCGAGGCTAAGGACCAAGCAGGGGAGATGGAGTCCTTTTTATACGACAGGATTGATGGAAGTCTTTCTGTAGATGCATCTAAACTCGCAGAAACTATAGAAGCTATAAGAAACAATAAGCTACTTGGTGGGGAGACTATTGCTGGCGGTGGTCAATTAGATGCTGCCATAAATATATTTTATAGTAGGGCTACTAACCCAGACGCTGCTCCTCTCACTGTCAAGGAAATGCGTACCTTTAGGTCTAGAATGTTAGCAGCAGCTAGAGATGAAGCTGCTAAAAACGAATTTACCAGAGCAGGTATATACGATGAACTGGCCTCTATAACGGCTGATATTATGGGGGATATCCCTTACGAGCAGGGTGGTGAGGCCATAGAGACTGCTCGAAGATTTAGTGCAGAAAAGAACCTACGTTTTACAAGGTTTTTTAATTTAAAAGCACTAGGTAAAAAGTCTACTGGCGGTGCAGATATTCGCCCTGAACAAGTTCTAGAAGAAGCCATGTCAGGCTCCCCTATCAATAGGGCAGAGAATATGGGGGAGATGAGAGAAGCCGCTGAGTTCACCGATACAATGGCTCTGCGTGTAGATGAACTATTTGAACAGGAGCTAAGACGGTATGCAGCCACGGAAGGCGTAGACCTTAATGAACTTCCTTTAAATATTTCAGGACCAGAGAGTACGGAAGTTGGTCCTGTGGGTCCGTTTGCTGAACGTATGCGGCAAAGTGATAAACCAAAAGAAGGCGCTAAAACAAGTTCTCAGCAAGATGCAGATTTACTATTTAAATTTTCTAGGTCGTTAGAAGATAAGGCTGCTAGTCTGCCGCCGTCCTCTGTATCAGAGCGCGAGGAATTGCTTCGTATGGCAGAGATAGCGCGGCAAAGGGCTGCAAACGTAGCTGAATATCGTGGCCCTTCTGGAGAAGAGTATTTTGACCCAACACAATCCGACACTGGACCAGAGGAGACACCTTTTGTAGCTGGTGAAGACGGCACTACAACTCGCATTGATGGTACTGAAGGTACACGGGAAGAACCTAAAGCCAATGAAGTAGGCTTTCCTGATGATGCTACGCCTACTGATCTCGCACCTACTATGTCAGCAGCACAGGAAGAGTTTCTTAGGGGCGCAGTTCTCAGGCTTAGGGGTTCTGACAATAAACTAGACGTAGAAAAGCTAGAGCAGTTTATGTCTGCTAAAGAAAATTCGGAGGTTCTAAAAGGCTTCCCTAACTTCAAGGCTGAATTAGCGTCCTTAATAGATGCCCAGCGCATTGCCGACAAAATGTATAATGACTTCCAAGCAATTGCTGATACAGGAACTCTCCCTGACGCAATTAAAGGGGTACTAAACTCATCAGACCCTGTAAGCAATTTCTCGAAGTTGGCAGATGAAACGCTTGGCGATGTTGATGCACGTAGAGACCTACGGATGGCAACAATAGACGCTTTGTTTGACTCTGTTACGGTTGCAGGACAAGAGCCAGACTTCATTAAATTGACTGCCCAACTTACCCAACCTCTAAGCGGCAGGGCTGGAGACAAAGGTATCCTAGAGCTAATGCAGGAAAAGAATATTATTAGTACAGAGGATACTGAGCTTATTGGTGGGCTTGTTGCAGAAGGTCTGCGTATTCAAATGAGCCGTATGGATCAGAAACAGTTTGATCAGGTTATTTCGGAAACAGGCGACATGGTAAGCAATGCAGCTAGAATTTTAGGTGCTAACTTTGGTGCTATGTTTGGCATGGGCGAAGGCTCCCAGCTACAAGCGGCTGCAATTGGTTCAGCGGCATTTAAGAAGCTGGTCGCAGGGTTGCCTGTAGGTAACAAGCTTGACCAGATGAAGCTATTAATGCTGGAGCCTCGTATGCTTCTAGCTGCAATTAAAGGTAACCCTACGATAAGACGCGGTGCGATAGATGGCTTTAAAGAGTTCCTAATTAAGTATGGGTCTGAATTTAAAGGGCTGAGTAAAACACAGGCTACTGGTAAGATACTAAAAGACGCGACTGTAGGGGCTGCGAGGGCAACAGGTAGGGGTATAGGGAACATGGCCTCACAAGCCCCCATAGCTTCTTCTTCAGCCTTTAGCGATACGGATACTAATCAAAATAGACCTACGGTTACTATCGATGAGCAGATGATGGACCTTAACCTTCCACCTGTAGATTTACCTTCTTTGTACCCTAGCGAGTTTCTAGATGAAGATGGTGATCCCAAATAAAAGAGACCCCCACCAACCAAAGCAGGGGTCTCCAACCAACGAACAAGGCCACCAATCACAATTGCCCTATTCGAGATTATTATATAAAAGATGAGCCTTCAGGTCAAGCGATCTGTGGGCTTTTTTTATAAAAAACAGACAGTTAAGCAGAGATATCTACTATCTCACAGACATCCCCACCAGAGCAAGCTAGCGTCTGCATACTGACCGTTGTATCTTCCTTTTCGTAGTCCGATAGTTTGGCCCAATCTATACTCGTAGGCATTTTATCTAGCAGGATATGATAGTCTGTGGCCTCGCATTCCTGATACGGCGGCTGTTGATACACATGGTTATCTATAGGGAAGAAACTTACCCCAGACATCTCATCAAAGTGCTTATAGACAAATGCCCCGACTTCTAGCCACTCGTCAGGTTCTACATTGATTGTCACACTAGGTTTATGCTCACACCAATGCCGCTGATAAGTTAACCACATCTCCAGCTTATCCAAGGCAGTCTGGTCTGAGGTACACACTGCGCCAGCAGGGGCTTTGACAGGAAAACTAAAGACAGTTGTTTGGTCAGGCTTTCCTACCTCTGGCTCATTGGGTATGCCCTGATCCTTCATAAACTGCGTTAGAGGGTCTTTATTATCGCCCCTTACTGTACGTATGTAATATGGAGAGTGCCGTGCGTGTATCCCAGAACTGGAGTCAACAAGTTGTGAGACTGTGCCGCTTGGCTTAACGCAAGTTATAGCAGCCGACTGAGGTATCCCCAGCCTCTCAGCCCACTCTTTATTGGTATCCACAGCAATCTGCTTTAAGTGTTCTAACGTCTTAGCCAGCCCCTTGTTGTTACGGGTTAGTAATTGGTTATCCATAATACCAGTCAGACTGACACCAAGCAGACGCTCTTCAGCAGTGTTGTTCTCCCAAACCTTTCGTAGGTAGGGAAACTTAGTGTAAGTGGATTGTATAGTGCCTAAGATCGTTGCTATGCGTACTTTGCGCTCTAAGTCCTCTACCGTGTCAGTGGCTCGTACAACTACTTCAGATAGGTTGCAAAACTGGCTTGGTAATAAAAGTATCTCCGAACAAGGATTTGTACCAAAATCTGCATCTGATTCACGGCGTCCATTCTTAGCAGCCTGTACCTTTGCAGCTTGCCTGTTGAAAATACCTCTCTCACCTGAACCGCTCTCTACCAAGGCAGTCCATTCACGCATGAAACTAACAGCATCAGGCTTCTCTGTGTATGCCACAGAGTTATTGGCTAGGGATCGATACCCATGACGATATATATTATTGTCGGGGTCATCCCACCACTGCCCTGACTTTGCGTGACGCATACGGTCATCAGACAGGTTACTCAGGGATATCATAGCCGACCTACGTACACCGCCAACAACCACAACTTCCCCGACTTTGCACATAAGGTCATGGCACTCAATACTAGACAGCTTACGGCCTTGTGCAGCCTTAAATGTCGTAACTGCAAAATTAAACAGATCAACCAAAGGCGCTGGGCCACTTGCCCTACCGCCGAAGGTCTTGAGCCGCGCACCAGCAGGACGGACTTTATCAACATTCCACTTAGGTATTTCACCAGCCCACAGGAGAGCCAGAACTTGTCTGAACGCCTTCGCCCACCCCTCTTTACTATCCCTGACCATGACAACAGTATCACTGTCGAAGAGTTCAGCAGGGACTTCAGGAAGCCTGTTGATGTACTGCCTCTCGACACTGAACCCAACGCCAGTGCCACAGAGCAGGATAAACATCGCCTCATCGAAGGCCTTCGGGTCATCTACGGCTAAGTAGCTACAATTGTACATACAGGTATTATCCCTGTCTGCTGCTGGACCTGCCGTCATCATAGACCTCATACTGGGCATGACCTCTAGGCCCAAGATGGCCTGTTCAATGCTCTTAATGTAGGTATCATCCCCAGCCACAGGCTTAACGATATTATCCATATAGCGAGATACGGTCTCAGCCCAAGTTTCTCTACGGCCTTCCTCCTCAAGCCAACGTGCATAGCGGCTGGTTGAGATGAAGGTTTGATAGTCCGTTGGTAGTAAATTACTCATCTTTGATCCCCTGATCCTTTAAGTTTACCTGTACGTTTTCTTTCTTTAAGCTTCTTTAAATTGGCACGGGCTATGCTGGACATATCCACGTTTAAGTCCCGACACAGCGCAGCAATATACCAAAGGCAATCACCCAACTCGGCAGCAATACCTTCCCTGTCGAGGTTCTTATCCCTGACAATTTTTTTAACTTTATTGGCTACTTCGCCAGCCTCACCGCTTAGGCCCAAGGCTGGATACAAAATAGCTGTTGTAGTGGGGTAAATTGCAGTTTCGGATGCCGCCTTTTGATAGGCATCAAACGTAAAATCTGCATCGTGATAACTTTCAAAGGCATCAATGTCCTCTTGCGTAATCATTCTTCAAGCTCCTCAATTAGGCGGTCTAAGTACCAGCGGCATTTCTTGAGGTCTTCCACCCCATTTTTATAAGGCCATCGCCACAAGTATTTGAAAGAGTTCTGCCAGCAGTACGCTTCGTGGGCAGAGACATTTAAAACGCCGTCAGCCATAGCTTTCATAGCGTCGATACACTCAATGCTAGAGGCGTTGTAGTGGGGCGGCTTATTGACTACGTCCAAACGTGGATTGGGGTTATCAGCATTACCGTTCAGGATAGACCGCTCTATTGAGGCGGTTTTTTCTTTTTCGGAGAACGGGCGAATGCTTGGCTCTTTTCGTTTATTAGCCATCAGTGCAGCTTCTTTTTGAAGGCTAATACGTTGTCAGCCTCTTGCTTCTCACGCACTTTCTCCAAGAGTTCCTCGTCAGGCTCAAAAGATAACTCTAAATCATCCTTATCAATAATTTCACGGAGAGTGGCAATTTCTCGGAGCAATTCACCTTGGAAGGCCAGTGGCTCTGCCTCACATTTAATTTTGTAACTAAGCCCGTTAATCATATCCAAGTAGAACGTGGACTGACCTTCTTCCATCGTGATGCTCAGATTATGCGCTATGCGTAAATTAACTACATCAGTGTTTTGGTCTATTTGTATATCAAGCCTGATAGTATTGGTGGGTAAATTAGATTTTGGCATACGGTTACTTTCTAGCTGCAAGTTTAAAAAAATGTTCTGCATCAACAACCACCAACGGCTTTTGGCGATCTGCTTTAATAACGGCTATAGGCGTTGCACCCTTCGGGCAGTTGTCTGTAGCTTGATCCATTATTTTATAAACAGCGAATGCCTTGTTTGATTTGCATTCAACTGAGTAAGGAAAGCAGCGTCTAGCAGCAGGGCTAAGAAGAAGGTCTTCACCATTAGACCCCATAGAAGTGGACCGTATGTCGCCATCTTCTAATTTGGGGAATGTAGAGTAGAGCTTATCTCTAACCCACTGCTGTAGCCGCCTACCCTTTGATTTGGCAGACTGTGGGGTTATAGCCATTTCGGTAGTTCGAGTAGGCTGTAGTCACCCCAGCCCGTGCCATAGGTCTCATTATCTTGAGCTTCCGCAATGACAGATAAAGTCCTATGCATTCGTTCAGTTGCATTGTCCAAAAGCTCTGGGCTGACTACGTGTATATGAGAGCAATACGGAGCAGACTTCTCCACCGCTATAAAACTAAAGTGATCTAAAGACAGTCCCGCTAGCTGGCACACGTACACGTAGAATGCAGCTTGAATGTCATACGAATATTTAAAGCACTCCTTTGCGAACCCTGTTGGGCTGGCATCCTGAGTAGTCTTCACATCATAGACCAACTGCTCAGACTCAATATACAAATCAGGTCTTGTTTTAAGTACAAGCCCCGTGCGGTCACATTCGGCAAAGATGCTTACTTCGTTAGCGCGTTCCTCATGCCGCAAGACATCTTTGCAGGACTTATTCTTCAGGGTCTCCTGAGACATCCTGTGTGCCATGTGGTATTCGACTTCAGTAAGCACAATTTGATCAGGACCAGCGTCTTCCTCTAATTCTTTAAACGCTTTAGAAGCCCTAGTTTTTGGACCTTTTATTAAAAGATCACGATGCTCCTCTAAAAGTAGTGCGTGTACAGCAGACCCCAGAGAAAAAGCGGAAGTCTGCCTACGTTTCTCACCCTTCCAGTGAGCGAGAGACTTTTTGTATACAGACTTAACCGCACTCGAAGAAATACCACCTTGTTGGTGGTACTCTTCATTTGTCATATTTTGGATAATACCCACTAGGCTACGTAGTCAGCTTGCAGGGTATCTACTGCATCCATAATGCGCTCTGCCTCTTCAGCGTCCAGAGCATCCATCTGAGCATTTTTATAGGCTTCTTCTATTCGAGCATTCTCAGACTTAACCAAACTAGTTACGTGCGCTAGGCTATCGTAAGTAATCTTATCCATTGGAATTAGATCAGCAAACTGTGGGGTGAAGTGCATAACATAATACGTTTTACCGTAACTGTTCTTTTCTTTTGAAGTAGAAAGGAGACAGTTAAAATCCCAACGGTTAACACCACTTGGTATTTTTTTCTGAACGTCATGCCAGAACGGACCATAGTTCTTTCGCTTCAAGGAAAGTTTGCAGGGGGCATTCTCAATAGTAACTTCCTTACCCTGAGAAGTTTTACCTGTATAACTGACAAGACCTCGAACAATCCTATATCTATCAATCCCTTTATATTTCTCCTTCTCTTCAGGAGACATTTGAATTGATTGTTCATAAGAAGGCATCCCGCACATCAACCCACCACGTTGATCTCTCGCTTCTTCTTTAGTATTTCTAACTAAAATAGATTTATTTACGAGTTCTTTATCATCCCAGTGTTGATATTGGATGTGATTACTAAAGGCACGAAACATTACACCTTCTGTGGCATAGACGCGGTCTTCGTCTGTCTTCAAATAGAACGCACCCATTGGGCCATCCTCTGGCTCGTAGTTCATACCTAAATCAGGTATTTTTGGGCCTGTTGATTGGCTCGTTCCACCAAGTGCTTCACTCATTTCCTCAATTGATAAGCCGTTTTCTTGCAGTACTAATTCAGTCATTAACTGTTCCTTTGTGATAGACATACATTATACCATTAATTAAGTGTTGTTAGCAAGCAATTTCGACTTGGTCTAGCCAGTTTTTTCCTTGTGATATTTCTATGTCCAAGGGAACTACCAGACTGTAATCAAAGCGTTTTTTAGCTTCCTCGCCAACGCCTTCCATAGCCGATTTTAAGATAGCCTGTACCTGTTCAATTTCATCAGGATGGGTATCTGAAACAACACTATCGTGGACTGTCAGGATCAGTTTTGATTTAAGCTTTTGCTCCTTAAACATTCTGAATGCGCGGATACAGGCAAGCTGCACTAAGTCAGCACTGAAGCCCTGAACAGGATAATTCAGAATCTGGGTGGCGAAGCTTACACGATTGTTTTTAGTTCGTATGACATTGGGCCAGAAGTACTGCCGACCAGAGGGAGTTTCTACCGTCCCATTCTTTAAAGTGCCTGTCATAAGAGATTGATGCCAAGCGTATATACCCTCGTATATCTGATAGAAACGGTCAAAATATGCGCGGATATGCTCTGGCTGACCAGCCCCTGTACCGCCAAATAATGGCTGGAAGCTGGCCCACTTGTGTCCCTGCCTCTCATCCTTGCTGACTTCACTGGCATCTTTCTTTAGGCAGATGCTGGCAGTCTGGCGGTGGATATCCTTACCTTCTAAGATATCGGATATGCCCTGACCATCGCGCGACAACTCGCAAGCCGTGCGAAATTCAAGGCCAGAGTAGTCGCTCTCTTGTATCAGGCCGTTTTCAAATCGACTGACAAAGCATTTACGTACAGGAAATCCTCTCTTGGGCTGGTTCTGTAGGTTCAACGACATACCGCCGCCCGAAGACAAACGACCTGTAGATGCCCGACACTGATTGAAGTTGGCATGAAGGAAGCCGCTGGCGCGAGTACCTCTCTTAATACCAGCCACAAAACTATCCAGATAAACAGACACAGCACTCAGGCGAGAGTGCTTCTTTAAGTATTCAGCAGCAAGAGGATCATTCTTACGCTCTGCCTGTTTAATTAACTGAAGAATGGTTTCCTTATCAGTTTTAAAGCCATTAATACTCGCATCCCACGGGCTGCTGGGAGACATCTTCAGGCCAGCAACTTCGCCCGTAGAGATATACAGAGCGCCTGTACCATCACAAGTCTTACACTTGGTACGGTTTTTATAAGGGTCACCCTGTACCCTATACTTCTTACCCAGCTTGATTTTAGTCTTTACTTTGAATTTCTGGATAGAACCTACGCCCTGACAATCGGGGCATTGAGTAGCCGTAGTTTTGAGAACTACTTTGGTAGTTGTCCTAACAGCATCAACAAACTGAGCAGAGTTCATATGTGGTGGTCTAAGAGACTTCCCTGCTTCGTTGGTTCCTATATTAAATGTCTGCTGGTGGATGTCTCTATCGATGACTTCACGCGAGTAAATGACTTTAGTCATATCTGCGCCAGAGTTTAAATTAATCGGCGTGTCGCCCATCACTTGCTCTACAATCTCATTCAGGCGCTTCTGTAGAGCATCCTTCTCAGCCTGAAATTCTGTCTCAACTTCCTCTAGCGCATCAAGGTCAATCCGTACTCCGTTCATCTCTATCTCACATAGAAATAGAAGCATCTCATGCATGAAGGGGATGACCTTCTTGAGGCTTTGGTTATGCTCACGCTCTAGAATTTCTCTCTGCTCGATAAACAACTCGCCACAAGCTTTGACATCAGCCTCTGCATATTCGATGACAGTAGCCAGCGGCATTTCCTCAAAGCCTATACCTGACTTAAACATTTCATCGACGAGGTCAGACTTCTTGAGACTTTTGACCTTACGTCTGATTGTACTTTCCTTCAGGCTAATAAGCCTATGTCGGCCCTTGGCTAGCAGGTATTCTGTTATCATCGTATCTCTGATGATAGGCGGTAACTCAAAGCCCATTTCCACCAGCCACTCCGCATCAAATTTGGTGTTGTGGCAGACCATTATGTCGGCTTCTGAGAGATACTTCTTCAGCCTATCAACACCGCTAGGGCTAATAAGCTCTTTATGAAACCAAACGTCCGTAAGAACTTCATCAACAGTATCTTGCCCCAGCCAACCGTAGTGGGCTGAGACACATCGATTGTCAGGGTTCTTAGGGCTGTTGTCTATACGCCCGTCAATACGCTGCACTGTAGTTTCTAAGTCGAGAATGAGGATACGATCAGACTTCATAGCGCGAAGTCTTTTGGTTCAAACTACAGATGATAGTGCCGTGCCAGCCTGAGATTTTATTTTTCATAACAGTAATCCAGCGAGTGGGATCATCTGGATTGTCTGGATCATTCAGCTTACCTAAGCCGATTAAACAATCGGTCTCAGCGATCTTACCCACTTTGCTACCTTCGAGCATTGTAGGGGTAAGTCGGGTCTTGCCTTCTGCTTCTGCGCTGGCTTGGGACAACCCAATGAGAGCGCAATTATGTTTCTTGGCAAGCTCACGAAGGCGGTAGTAAAGTTCTCTGAGGCGCTCATGCCCAGAATTAAATTGCTGAGTGAGGGCTATCTTGTCAGCCATGTCAACGATGACAACATCAAATTTCTGCTGCGCGAGAAATGCATCTAGCTGCTGAATGTCCCAGCCTTGGCTATCAGCAAATATAAGCCTATCCCTAATTCCTGCGTATCTGGCGTGAGCAGCGGCTGGATCAAACTCAACTTCCTCAACCGTCATACCAGTGTAACACTGGATAGCACGTAACTTAGTACGCTTACCTACTTCCTCATTGGCTATATAACCAACCTTAGCACCTTGGGCGCAGAACCCTGCTGGCGAAGCACAGAGGCTAATGGCGAATGCAGTCTTGCCCACGTTAGAGTAGGCAGCTACTACACCAAACTCACCACGGGCCAGCCCATAAACGTGTCTGCTTAGGGTCTCTATATTGAACTTGAAGCGGTTGTCATCAGATACCACTGCAAGCAGTTCATAAATATCATCTGTGACAATACACTGCTCGAAGTTGTCTGGGAGATAGCCGCTCGAAACACGATCTAACAATTGGTTCAGCTTATCCATTGCAGCGGATTCACCCTCAGACATTAGGATACCAAGGTT